TGGTGGTAAGAAGAACTACGATAGTGGCAAGGGATTAGGTAGTTAGATAAATATAAAATATTGGTAGTCTAAAAGACACAAATTATGAGGAATTTCGATTCATTTTTCAAAGAAGCGGTAGAGACATCTGCCTCAAGGCAAGCAAAACTTCTCAACCTAGTCGGTAACGGACATGGCGACTGGTATGATAAGCAAGGAAATCTTGTGGCAAAAACTATAAAGGGTAGACTACACTTCTTTGGTGGTAACGAAAAATCTCCAGAAGAAGAAAAACCAGAGAAACCTGCAGCACCACAACCTGCAAGAGTATTCCAAAGACCTAAGTTAGATAGAGAAGAAGATAAAAAAACATCAGGTATAGTTATTGTATTTGGTAGATTCAATCCACCAACGATTGGACATAAGAGATTAATTGATGCATCAGCAAGAGAAGCAAAGAGAGCAGGGTATGATTTAAAAATATTTCCAAGTCGAACGCAGGATAAGAAAAAGAATCCTCTTGACCCAGGAATGAAGATAAACTATATGAAACAAATGTTTCCTGATTATGAGGAGAACATACAGAATGATGCAGAGGCAAATACAATCTTCGATGTATTAACTAATTCTTATGGTGAAGGATATAAGAATGCAACTATCATGGTAGGACAGGATCGTCTAGCGGAGTTCCAAGGTCTTGCACAAAAGTATAATGGATCCGATCTTTATAATTTTGATAATATCATGGTCATGTCTGGTGGTACAAGAGATCCAGATTCTGATGATGTAACTGGAATGTCTGCATCTAAGATGAGAAACTTTGTGACTCAAGGAAACTTCCAATCATTTGCTCAAGGTATTCCTGATACTTTGAAACCAATGCAGAAACGTGAACTGTTTAATATGGTTGGTAAGGCAATGGGTGTTAAACAAAAAGATACTCAGAAAGAGGAGATCGAACTTTGGGAGATTGCACCTAAACTTGATTCAGAAAAACTTAGAGAAAACTATCTTGATAATAAAATTTTTAACATAGGTGATGTTGTTGAAAATTTAAACACTGGATTGGTTGGTAAGATTACTCGTAGAGGATCAAATCATTTAATATGTGTAACTGAAAATGGTATCATGTTCAAGGCATGGTTAAAAGATTTGACTGAATATACTGAAGTTAAAATGGATAGTATGATGAGAGATAAAATTCATCCGAATACTTTGGTTGGCACAAAAGGATTTGTGAAATACGTAACGAGTATGACACCTGGTGCAACTAACACGAATAAAAAATTTTTATATCGTACTGGTGATGCAAAACCACTAAATATTAAAAGGAAAAAGGTTGGTAGAAGAAATGCGTAAGCGATCCACAAAAGAAATATTAGAAGTTTTTGAAAAAGGTGGAACACCATCTGGTATAAACCCAAAGTACGGTCCTCCAAAAAAACCAAAAACCCCTGAAGAAAGAAAGGCAGAAAGAGAAAAAGAAGTCGCTGACGAGAGAAAGAAAGATAGTGCCAGAAAAGATAATTTATCTACTGCTAGAGTAGATAAGTTGAAATCAAGCACATCTTTAGATAGGGCAAGAGAGGATCAAATAAAACAAGATAATATAAGAAAAGCAGAGTTAGCTAAAGCAAAAGGTAGAAAAAGAGCATTAGAAGGTCAAGCAAAAAAAGTAAATAGTAGAGAGAATCTTAGAAAAACTATTGCAGGTGGAAAACCAAATCTGGAAAGAATATCCAGAAAAGATGGATCTGCCACTGCAACAGGAAAGGCAGCAGCAAATTTAGTAAAAACAGGTGCATCGTTAGTCAGAAAAACTGCAGCAATACCTGCCAACATTGCTAAACAAAAAGCAAAAGCGAAACTTGGTAGAATGCAGATGGATGATGGAAGACCACCAGATTCAGGAACATTTAGACAAAAAGTAGGATATGGTGCCCGTGAAGCAGGAAAAGATATAAGAAAGACTGGTAGAAATACTGTCAGAAGAACTAACATAAATGTAGAGAAAGCAAAACGTAAAGTGTCTGGTCCTGTTGGTAGTGCAGTAAAAGCAACTAGAAATGTTGCTAATACTGCAACAACAGCAGCAGCAAACTTAGTGAGTAGAGGTAAACCAAGACCCAATCCTGGTATGAATAGAATAAGAACAGCAGTTAAGGATGCTAGAAACACTGTTTCTCGTGCTACATCTTCTATTGCAGATAGAATAAAAACTAAAAAATTTAATGAACAACATCTATCTTATACTGAATTTGCCATGTTTGTTGAGGATTATATATGGGAAGCAGAGAAGAACGATAAAAAGAAAAAAGAAACAATTGATGTGATGAAAGGCACGAATAAGGTTGAGGTCAATCCGAAGATGCAAGCGGAAGCAAAGAAGATGACCAAGAAACAAATAAAGAAACGTGATGAAATTGCTGATGCGATTAGCACTAGAGAAATGAATAAACGTTATGGTGATAAGAATGTGAAGTATGCGATTGCAACTAAGTTAGCAATGGAAGCAAAGGTAGATGATAGAAAAATCTTTGGTGTGACAGCAGATCGAAATGAAAGAAGGTTTGGTAGAAAAGGTGCTTTTGATCCACAAGGATCTGGTCCTCGTGGACAAGATCCATCAGAAAGAGCAAAACTCGCAGTACAAAGAGGAGAAGAGCATAGAGCAAGAAGAGGTGTAAAAACAAAGGGTGTGAAAGAAGATGTTACACTACAGGATGCAAATGGAAATGATTTTGTTCAGATTGTAGACCTCATTAAACCAGAACCACTTGTAAAAGCAAGAAGTGTGCAAGAGATATCAGAGTGCTGGAAGACTCATAAACAAGTTGGATATAAGAAGAAGGGTGGTAGAATGGTTCCCAACTGTGTTCCAAAAAATGAGGAAAAGGAACCCACTAAAGGTCTTATGAAACTTGCTGCAACAGTTGCTGCAAATAATAAAAAGAGAAAGAACGCACTTCAGATACAGAAGTATATTGGTGAAGAAACTCCTGATGCAATCAGTGGAAAGGATTTAAAAAGAATAAGTGCACTCAGTGGTAAAAAGACTAGATTCGGTGATGGACCAGAGGGAACAGCAAAGAGAAAGGCAGCACTTGAAAAAAAGAGAGGTATGAAGTTAGATGACCATCCTCAGTTTAAAACTGAAGGTAAAGGTAGCAATCCAAATAAAAGATATATTGGTGATCCTAATGTAACTTCTAAAAAACAATTCACCAAAACTGGTGCAATTGGTGTTGAAATAACAAATCCAGATGAGGAGCAAGGAATTCAACAGAGAAGAAATGCGAAGGAAAGAGAAAGAGAAGAAAAGAGAAAAAGGATTGAACAAAATAAAGAAAAGAAAAGACAACAAAGAGAGGGCGGTAACACAGATACATAAAATAGGTTTGAGGAATTTTTATGAAAGATCAGAAATCCATTGATAAATCGGAGACATCAGTGGAGAGATATCAGAGAGCAGTTGATTTGGTGATAGAAAGTTTATATAAACCAGACGATACGATAAGATCTTGTGCTCACAATCAAAGATGCTTTGAAGAAATGATGAGTGTACGGGAAGATGTATTGCAGTATCTAACATCTCTCAAACATAAATCTGAACCTGCTATATAGTGTAGATTTTAAGATGAATTATGTTATCATTTCTATTACCAATCGCATCAAAAATTGTATCTGATGCTGTAGATAAAATTCCAGAAGACGCAGAACTCGGTGAGAAACTGATTGATGTATGTCTACTCATTCTAAAGAAAGCAGTCAAACTTACAAAGACTGATATGGACGATAAACTACTTGCTCAAGTTGAGGCAGCAATTAAAGCAAGATAGATCTTGTTCCATATAAATATTCCTAGAAACAAATTAATAGGAAAAAAAACATGTCTCTTTGGGGTACAAAAGATACAGTTTATTCGACAGGAAAGGTAAATTGTACAACTGCTGGAGTCCTTACAAAGGAGTCTGGTAGTATTGCTTGGACAGCAGGTAATGGTATAAAAGTTGGACAGGTAGTAACATTAGCAACTGATGGTTCTGGTCCTGGTCAAGGTATAATTAAAAGCATTGATTCTGCTACACAATTGACACTTAGCAATCTTGATCTTCCTGGTGCATTTACAGATGTTGATTACGAAATTCGTGAAACACCTGTTGCAGAGGTAAGAGGTGGAAACTTTGGTATCAATGAAATATTTGGTGTAGATACAACTGAGATTACAGTTGCAAACGCAGCATCAGGTGAAGCACGTAAATATGCTCCTGCTCATGCTGGTTGGGTTGGTATTACTACTTACACTGATCAACATGGAAACACTCGAATTAAAACTGAAACACTTGTTGCAGGTAGTAGCATAACAGGTGACTCCACAGATGATACAATCCTACCAGATAGTTAACACATGAAATAATACAATATGAAATTTGATGAATTGAACGACAACAATTATATATTGTTCGCCATAAAACATTATGATAACCCTCAAGCAGTCACTGAAGATGATTTTTATGAGGATATGAAAAGGTTTAAGTGGATTAAAAGACTTCTGAATAAGTATAAAAATTCAGGTGACTTGAACGTTCACTTACTCATGAATCATTTTATCATATTGTATAACGTATTCGGAGAGGCAACCACTCCACTATTGTTCTATAAGATAGACAAGGAATTGTGGGGTGTGTTGAAAACCTTTATAGTATTTCTTGGTCGATTACCCGAATATCCAAAATCACAAATACATGATGTTCCTCTTGATAAAAAGTGTATGAAAACTTTAAAAGAGATCTAATGGACTACAGACTCAGCAAAATCATTAATATAATTCGTAATTTAAACGAAGAGATGATGTCTGCTGGTAATGCTGGATTTAGTGCAAGTGCAGATCCTAAAGGTCCAACTGCTGGTTTTGATCCTGTTATGAAAGGAACAATACGTAGAAGAGCACCTATTTTAGGTAAAGGGAAATATCCTGGAGCAAGAAAACGTTGGGGTTTGAAGAGGAAGAAAAATGGGAAAGCATAGAACAAGAAAGAGTTCTGGTAAAAGAAGGGTTCCTGCCATGCAGCAGAGATTGCATGACAGAGAGATGAATAAACATGACAATAATATGATAGTCGCAAGAAGAGGTGAAGCAGATAAACAAAATAAATTAATAGACAAATACGAAAAAAAATATATATCACAAAAACAAAAAAATGATAGATTAAATATCACGAGAAGTACAAATAGGGGTAGTGAAATAGTGCAGGAGGATCGTAAGAAGTTTGATAAGTTCATGAAAGATGCAAGAAATAAAAAAGGAGAAGAAAAATTAGACATATTAAGAAAGGCAACTAAAATACATAAAGAATTGCCACCAGAGGATAAGGGATGATGGAAAACAATGCCCTGTTAGAAAGATTAGAAAGAGTAATAGAAACCCTACAAGATAATTCTGTCAAGATGGGACAGATGCTTGCTGTTCATGATGAGAAGTTAGATAAACAGGATCGTATAGATGCAGTTTTATTTGAAAAGATCGAACAGGTAGATCAAAAACTTGATCGTCATGCGACAGATATTAAGAAAGGATGCGAAAGAGATATATTATTAGTAGATAAAAGATTAAGGGAAATAGAAAAGAAAATGTGGACAATTGCGGGTGCACTAACTATAATAAGTTTCGTAGTGTCACCGATTGGACAACGTTTTGTAAGGGGGTTGTTGACGCAACCAATAGAATCGAGTATAATACAAGAACAATAATTACTATGTAATGAGTTTTGTTGATGCAAAATACATTGGTTTAGTATCTGTTCGTCTGCAAAAATTCAGTAAGAAGAAAGAAGGTCTTTATACTTTCAGATGTCCTTACTGTGGAGATTCACAGAAGAACAAAAACAAAACTAGAGGTTATATCTATTCTTTTAAGAATGATCATAACTTCAAATGTCATAACTGTGGTTTGTCAAGAAGTTTTACTAACTTTTTGAAAGACCAAGATGTCGTCTTGTACGATCAGTATGTGATGGAAAGATACAAGTCTGGATTGACAGGAAGGGGATCAAATACACCCAATCCTGTGATTCCGTCAAGTAAACCTAACTTTGTAAAAAAAGACTTTGATCTCAAAAGAATCTCAGAACTAAATAAATCACACCCCGCAAGAACATATCTCGAAAAGAGGAAAATACCAGAAGCATGTTTAAGGGAATTATACTATTGTGAGAATTTTAAAAAATGGACTAATGATCAGAAGTACACGTTTTCTGATGTAACTAACGATGAACCAAGGATCATCATTCCATTAAAAAAAGGCAGAACCATTTTTGGGTTTCAAGGGAGATCTCTTAGTCCCAAAAACAAACTGCGATATGTTACAATTATGTTGGACGAAGAATCACCAAAGATCTATGGACTCGACAAAATTAACAAACACAAATCAATTTACATCGTCGAAGGACCCTTCGACTCACTCTTCTTGGAAAACTCGGTTGCTATGGCTGGGTCCGACCTTGATCCTCGGACGTTTGGCTGGAGCGATTATATTTGGGTTTATGATAACGAACCACGTAACCGAGAAATCGTCAACAGACTTACCAAGTCAATCAATCGTGGAGACAAGGTAGTCATTTGGCCAAAGTCAGTTGAAAAAAAGGACATCAATGATATGTTCCTTTCTGGATATGATGTAGTTGAAATGGTAAAAGAAAACACTTACCAAGGATTAAACGCAAAAGCAAAACTTATCGGATGGAAAAGAGTATGAGCAACGGAACCAAAGTTCTCAAAAGAAACGGACAAACAGAAAGTCTGAATCTAGATAAAATTCATAAGATCACAGAAGAAGCATGTGATGGACTCGCAGGTGTATCTGCAAGTCAAGTTGAGATACAATCGGGTATCCAGTTTTATGATGGTATTACAACAGGAGAGATCCAAGAGATTCTTGTCAAGTCAGCATCAGACTTAATTGATCTTGATAATCCAAATTATCAGTTTGTTGCTGCTCGATTGTTATTATATGGATTATATAAACAAGTCTTTGGATCATCGTGGAATACTGGATTTCCTCATATACTAGATCATCTCATAGGTGGTGCGGATAAAAAAATATATGATGATAAACTATCTTCTAGATACACCAAAGAAGAATGGGATAAGATTAACAGTTGGATTGATCATGGTCGTGACTATCTTTTCACTTATGCAGGTCTACGTCAAGTTGTAGATAAGTATCTCGTACAGGATAGAAGCACAACTGAATTATATGAAACACCTCAGTACATGTATATGTTGATCGCAACAGCAATATTTCAAGAATACCCATCAGATACCAGACTCGATTATGTCAAACGCTACTACAACGCAATCTCAAAGCACAAAATCAACATCCCAACACCGATCATGGCAGGAGTGCGAACACCCCTTCGGCAGTTTGCGTCTTGTGTTCTCGTTGATATTGATGACTCCTTGGATAGCATTTTTAGTTCTGATATGGCCATTGGTCGTTATGTTGCACAAAGGGCAGGGATCGGTATCAACGCAGGTCGCATCCGTGGCATCAACGCTAAAATCAGGGGTGGAGAAGTTCAACACACAGGTGTTGTACCGTTCCTCAAAAAGTTTGAAGCAACTGTCAGATGTTGCACTCAGAATGGCATTAGAGGTGGATCAGCAACTGTCCACTTCCCAATCTGGCACCAAGAGATAGAGGACATACTCGTTCTCAAGAACAACAAGGGTACAGAGGACAATAGAGTCCGTAAGTTAGATTACAGTATTCAACTCAGTAAGATATTCTATGAGAGGTTCTTGACAGCAGGAGAGATAAGTTTATTCTCACCTCATGACGTTCCAGGATTGTATGAGAGTTTTGGTTCTGAAGAGTTTGATGATCTATACGTAAAGTATGAAAATGATCAATCAATCCCAAGAAAAACAAAAGATGCTCAAACTTTAATTCTTGACCTACTCAAGGAGAGAGCAGAGACTGGTCGTATCTATTTGATGAATATAGACCATTGCAATAGTCATTCCTCATTCAAAGACCCAATCTATATGAGTAATCTATGTCAAGAGATCACTCTACCTACAGATCCAATTCAACATATTGATGGTGAGGGTGAGATTGCATTGTGTATTTTATCTGCAATCAATGTTGGTAAAATCACACAGTTAGATCAATTAGAAGAGTTATGTGATTTATCCGTTCGTGCACTTGAAGAATTGATTGATTACCAAGAGTATCCTGTCACAGCAGCAGAAATCGCTACAAAGGGTCGTAGGTCTTTGGGAATAGGATTTATTGGTCTTGCCCATTATCTCGCTAAGAACGGTGTTAAGTATAACGATCAAGAGGCATATGATTTAGTTCATAGATTATCAGAATCATTTCAGTATTATCTTTTGAAATCATCTAATCAGATAGCAAAGGAAAAAGGTGCATGTGATTACTTCAAAGCAACCAAATACGCTGATAGAATTCTTCCGATTGATACATATAAGGCAGACGTTGATGAAATTTCCAAACCAGAATACGAAAAGGATTGGGAAGAACTTCGAGAATCTATATACAAATACGGACTAAGACATAGTACACTGTCATCGCAGATGCCATCAGAGAGTAGTTCTGTTGTTTCTAATGCCACAAACGGTATCGAACCACCAAGAGGTTACTTGTCTGTTAAAAAGTCAAAGAAGGGTCCACTGAAACAAATTGTTCCACAGTATGGTTCACTTAAAAATAACTATACTCTATTGTGGGATATGCCTGACAATGAGGGATATATCAAAATCGTTGCTGTTATGCAGAAATTCTTTGATCAAGGAATCTCTGGTAACTGGAGTTATAATCCAAAGCACTATCCAGATAATGAAGTCCCAACAAGTGTTATGGCAAATGACTTTTTAACAACATACAAGTACGGGTGGAAAACATCCTACTATCAGAACACTTATGATTTCAAGACTGACGAAGTAATTGATACTTCAACTGAGTTGCAGGAACAACCTGCAGATAAAATGCAAAATCTAGTAAACGAATTATTAAACGCAGAGGAGGAGGCTTGTGAAAGCTGTGCAATTTAAAATCTCATCAGACGACAAAAAACCCATGAATGAATTGAAAGGAATGACAGTGTTCAACACACAAGATGTTGACACTAAGAAACAACCTATGTTCTTTGGTCAACCTTTAGGTGTACAGAGATATGATAACTTCAAGTATCCACAATTTGAAAATCTAACAAAACAACAACTTGGATATTTTTGGAGACCAGAAGAGGTATCTTTACAGAAAGATCGTGGTGATTATCAAACACTACGTCCAGAACAGAAGCATATCTATACATCAAACTTGAAGTATCAGATTATGCTTGACTCAGTTCAAGGTCGTGCACCTGGAATGGCATTCTTACCATATTGTTCACTACCAGAACTTGAAGCATGTATGGAGTGTTGGTCGTTTATGGAGATGATTCATTCACGTTCATACACTTATGTAATCAAGAATGTATATCCAGACCCAACAGAGGTGTTTGACAAGATTCTAAACGATCCTCGTATCTTGGAACGTGCAGCAAGTGTGACTGAATCTTATGATACATTTATTAACTATGCACAGGAATGGGGTCAAGGACATATGTGGGAAGATGGATGGAAGGCATCTCCAACATCAGTATGGACTCGTAAAGATTTAAAAAGACACTTATACAGGGCGGTAGCAAATGTCAATATACTCGAAGGTATACGTTTTTACGTTAGTTTTGCTTGCAGTTTTGCATTTGGGGAACTCAAACTTATGGAGGGATCTGCTAAGATTATCTCCCTCATCGCAAGAGACGAGAACCAACACCTCGCTATTACTCAATCAATAATTAATAACTGGAGAAAGGGTGATGATCCAGAGATGATTGAGATTCTTAAAGAAGAGGAAGAGTGGACATATACAATGTTCAAGAGGTGTGTGGATGAAGAAAAGAAATGGGCAGACTATCTGTTTAGAGATGGTTCAATGATAGGATTGAATGATAAATTACTTCAGCAGTATGTTGAATGGGTTGCTAATAAGAGACTCAGAGGTATTCACTTGAAACCATTATATGATGTTCCAATGAGAAGTAATCCACTACCTTGGACTGAGCATTGGATCAGTTCTAAGGGTCTACAGGTTGCTCCACAGGAGACTGAAGTTGAGTCCTATATAGTTGGAGGTATCAAACAGGATGTCAAAAAAGATTCATTCGCAGGATTCAAACTCTGATATCGAATGGGATATCAATGCCTTGTATGATTCTTTTCGTAATGCTGCAGATGACTACAAAAAAATTATGAAAGAACTCGACAATGAAGGCACAGAGTGCGAAAGCAAAGGGTAGAAGATTACAACAATGGGTTCGTAATCAACTAATAGAGCAACTCGATGTTCATCCAGAGGACATCGAGTCTCGTAGTATGGGAGCAGGTGGTGAAGATCTAATCATGGCCCGTGCTGCTAGACAAAAGTTTCCTTATAGTATCGAATGTAAAAATGTAGAAAAACTGAATATCTGGGAGGCATATGCTCAAGCAACTGCTAACTCAGGTAATTATGAACCGATGTGTGTAATAAAAAAGAACAACGTAAAACCTCTCGTTGTCCTTGATGCTGAGTATTTTATTGATCTTTGTTCTAAATTAGAAAATGGAAACTCTTGAAGGAATCGCATTTAAAAAACCATTTCCACATTTAATAGTTAATAATTTTTATAATGAAACAGAACTTGAGTTAATTTGGGAAGAACTTAAGTTTTATACTAAACCAGATAAATTTTTTGAAGCAAAGGATTTCGGAGGAGTAGTGGATAAAACAAATTCCCATGCAATTATATTAGATGAAATTTATAAAAAAAATAGAAAATTATCAAATATACTAAATGTAAATAGAAAATTATTCACAAGTGATGCTTTAGATTTATTTGCAGAAATTGAAGATTGCTGCTGTATTGCTAATAAATCTAATTGGGACATTACAAAAGTTAGATATTATCATAATGATGAGTATTATGATCCTCACACAGATAAATCATTTCAATTTCTAGCATTCTCTTACTTTCATAAACAACCAAAAAAATTTTCTGGAGGAGAACTTTTATTTCCTAAGTACGATTACCAGTATCCTTGCAATAATAATTCAATGATTATATTTCCAGGTTGGGTTGAACATGGTGTAAGTAAAGTTAAGATAGATGATTCAGATTATTATGGTGGGTATGGTAGATATTCTATTACAAGTTTTTTTGGATCTAAATCTAATTAACAACCACTAGTATTTTGAATTAATCCCCATGTTGTAGCAAGATATTTTGTTCCTCCAATAGGTGGATTTCCTCGATGTGTATGTGTAAATGCACAGGGGAATATAGTTAAACTACCTTGTTTAGGTCTAACTCTTTGATTGAAATATAAAAATTCTGTTTCTCCACCTTCAAAATTATCATTTAAATATATTTGAACCGCAAGATATCTATCAGCATTTTGTAATCCATTATCTTCAAAGTGCCAGTTATGGAATCCTCCACCCACTGGTATTTTTTTTACTTTAAAATCCATGAATAAAAACTTATTTCTATTCAAAACACTAAATTCCTTTAAGTAATGATTAGCACAAGTTTTAATTCCAGAAGTAATATTTTCTGTTATCCAACCCCATACAGGAAGATCATAGTTATAAGCTAAATTTTTTGATCTATGATCAATTAAATGTTTCTTATCAGATTCATTTGTTACAAAAGAATTTTTATCAAGTAAATTAATATATTTTATTAACTCCTCGCACTTGTCTTTACTGTAAACTTCATCATATACGGCAATAAAGTCAGTTCGATTAAATTTAATTTCACGCATAATAAAAATTTTTTAATTATTTATTTAAGATACTCCGATGCTTCCTCCACCAGATTCTGCACCAGTATTTGCTTGACTACCTCCACCAGTGCTACCACTCAGTGTGTATCCTATTTCATCAGAAGATTTACGAATTGCAGATCCATTTGCACCACCAGTTCCACCTTCTCCATTTTCTTCTCCTCCACCTCCACCGCTACCAGTTCCAGCTCCATTTTCTTGATCTCCTCCACGTCCACCTGCTCCACCAGAAGCTTCTGATTCTGAAGATGAACTACCACCAGCACCACCTTGCTCACCACCAGCAGGAACAGATCCATTACCTCCTTCACCACCAACACCTGGACTATCTGAGTTTCCTGACGCACCTTCACCACCTACTCCAACAGGGAAACCAGCACCACCGCCACCGCCTCCACCGCCAGCTCTTCGGTCATTTTTGGAAGTCTCACGACCTCCTCCTCCTCCACCACCACCAGCGAAACCAGCACGAATTACA